TATCTATTCTTCCTAAAGATATTCCTGTAATATTTGCAGCTGTACAAAAGTATTCTGCTATAGGGAAGTTTGAAAGAAGTACTCTAAATTGACTTAGCGATGTATAGTCAAAGTTATCTGGTTGTCTGCTCAGTGCATCTATTGTGGCCATACGAATATTTATAAGGTTATCTTAGACCATCCACGTTCATGCAAATAATATAAACCCATTTTAGTAAATACTTCTACAGATGCTATTGTAGCTGCCCAAGTAAAAGCACCTGTTATAAACCAGGCAATAATGAATGTATCTGTAGTGGCTAGTACTCGCCAACTGATAGTTTTGTAGATAGACCTAAAACGTGTCTCACGGGTTAAGTCAGGTTTGTAACTAGAGGACCGCCAATAACCATGGTCCTTTATATCGTCTAAAGGAGTTGGCAGTTTTTTCATGTCCAGGTAAGCCTTATAACAAACTCAAACTGATGATGAGTTGCTATAACATAGGCTATAAAAAATAAGCCTGTTATGACAAGTGCAGGGTATAAAAAAGAACCGGCTCGAATGAGCCGGTCTTTCAATTTCGTCTTTATAATTGTTATTATAGTAGACGTTTTTTTACATCAAGTTAGCAACTTGAACTCGTCGGTAGTACTTGTTCTGATTCCCAGAGGCTGGGTTTGTCAGGTCAATAGCGCCGGCGCCATTCGTTGTAGCGAACGGGTTAGCAACCATACCATATCGAGTTTTGAAGCCAATCTTCGGCTGGAAGGTGTTCTCACCAACGGCACGAACCATCTGCAACGGAACGTATGGGCAATAGAACAAGCCAGCATCGTAAGGGGATGTGCCCTTGTAACCAACAACGTAAAACTTAGTAGCAGTACTATTGTTTGAATACGGGTCAACATACACTTTAAAACGACCGTTCAGCGTACCAGCAAAGGTATTACCTGTGTCGTCTACAGCAAGATTGTCGGACAAGTTTGACGTATGGTCAAGTAGACCAGCCATCGTAAGCGCAGAAGCGACATCTGAGTCACACAAGATAACATTACCTTTACCACGGCGTGTATCTTGAGCAATGACGTTAGCATCACGCTCTATCTGGAACATAAGACCTTTAAACTTCTCAACACTCCAACGACCGTTAGAGTCTGTATCTAAGTCAAAAATACCGGCAGCTGTTGTATTAACAGCGGCGCCAGCTTTTGCAGTTGTGTAAATCGTTCGCACGACTTCACGGTTAATTTCTGCAAGAATTTCAGACGATAGAATGTTAGCAAGTTCTGTTTCAGCATCTAGACCATGAATGGCTTTAAGATCCTGAGCAAGTTCCATTGTGTATTCAGCTTTGAGCGCACGGCTAACGGCTGTGACCGTTACTTTGTCAATACTGAATGCCATCTCCGCAAAGGCGTTGCCTGCGGCATCACCCAAGGCTTCTGCCTGGGCTGTGGTCATACCAGTAGCAGTAACAACAGCACTCATATCATTGAGTACGTCATCACCAGTATGGTCGACACCCTGCAAGTCACCTGCGGCATCTTCTGCGGAGAAGTCTGTATCAGCCTGAGTCATAAATGCTTCTGTACCACTCTGGTTGGTATAACGGGACTTCATCGCAAAGATAAGACCTGTCGGTCCGGACATTGGCTGAACACCACAAACGTCATAAGCAATGAGGTTAGGCATCGCACGACGGATGAGGGAAATCAGGATCGGGTCCCAATTATTTACACCAGCTGTGTTGTTTGTAGGTGCGGCTTCAGCAAGAAACTGTGAATCTTCTTGCATAGAACGCTCCTGGTTCTCTAATATAACAGTTGTAACTGCACGCTTGAATGGATCCTTAATCTCGGGGAGGTCAGGATGTTGTAATACGGGCTGCCACTTTTCCTGTAGGTGTTCTGTATTGAACATTTTTGGATATCTCCTATTTCTCTATTTTATATATTTATAGTTATTGTTATTTCTGCAACGTAAGGTCAGGTGTAACTGATCTTTTCTCTTGACGAGCTATTGCAGACATATAAGCAGCCATCTGGTTACTCAAGTCACCATTCACATCGTAAATGGGTGCTGCGTCAACTTCGTCAGTCGCCTTGGGAGTAGAGACACCAAAATAACTTTCTTTTACCGTTTCCAACTTCTTACGATAATCGTCAGAATCTTCGTACTCAACACCTTCTGCTAAACCAACAAATTTTTCCACTTCTGTATCCGCTAGGTCAGAAGCAATATCAACGAGAATTTCACTCTTCTCAAGGTCTGCGACTCTCTTGGTCATTTCAATATTCTTTTCAAGCTGTTCGTTCAACTTGGCTTCCATTTCGTCAGCCTGTTTTGCGGCAGCATCAAGAATATCATACTTCTCATCGGGCACTGTAATATTGTGCTCATCGAAAAGACCATGCAATCCTGTAATAAAACTCTCAGTAATTTCAGTTTTGAGTTTGTGCTCAATAGCAACTTCGTTATCTTTCATCCACTCTTCTACAACGTAGCTAAGGTAGTTATCTACCTTTTCTGATGTTGCGTCAGCAGTTTTGGCAGACTCTTCAGCCATCTTTTCAGCATACTCTTCTTCAAGCCTTTCCATCTCTGTTTTGATTTTAGACTTTACAGCGGCCTCAAAAATAGTTGCGGCTTTCTGTTTAAACTCATCAGAAAGTTCTTCACCATCTACGAGGGCTTCAACATCTTCTTTAACAGAAATCTTTTTCATACGCTCTTCGATTTCTTTCTTTTGTGCTTTAAGTTCTTCAAGTTCTTTCTCAGACTCTGTAGCTTCTTCTAGCTCGGCATCATTACCATTAATAGCACTCGCAATTTTCTCATGAATACCTTTAAGGTCACCAGCTTTAAGTTTTCCTAGTCCTTCGATTTGAGCTTTCAAATCTTCAAGCATTTTTGCTTTTGTCATTCGACCTTCCCCTAATGTTTCGCCTTCGTGGTCTATTTCGTCGCCGGCGGCTAACTTTTGAGTTTGACCTGGATGAGCTTGACCTGAATTACCCTGTGAAACCTTGGCTTCACTTCCGGCTGAATTTGTTGGCTTGGCCTTCTTCGCTTTATCAGCGGCTTTGCCCATACCAGAATCTTTATCTTCAGGACTCGTTACAGCAGGTCCTAAATCTTCAGACTCGTCGGATAGTTCAGACTTATCACCACCACCAGACTTTAAGGCCTTCGCCTTTGCCGATGCTGACTTCATCTTAGCCACTCCACCAATTTCTTCAGCTTCTTCCAGGTCAGTCTGGGTTTCAGTTTCTATCGCAAGAACTTCCTCTTCAGTTAGCTCTGCTTCAAGAATCTCTTCCAGTTCCTTATTAATATCTTGTTCTGACATTTGGATAGACTCCTCTTATCTTTCAGTTTATATTATTTATAAAATTTACAATTTAGAAAGGAAGTCTGCGAAAAGCTTTACTTTCTGTTCCTTCCGATGTTTTGTTCGCTCATTCAATTCTTTTCTGTACTGAGCAATATCAACTTCTTTAACGATACCATTGTCCCAAACCCAATCTTTACCTTCCATAATGCCTTCAACAAATGCATTAGGTGCAGATGGGTCTGCTACGATATCAGCAGCAGTTGCAAGATAAAAATCATCTCTCACATACTGTGCGCCCTTCTTTGATTCTAATGAACCCATACCCCTAGAGGAGACACCCAACTGAGCACCTTCATCTATAAGATTTTTTACAATCTTGCCGTATGGAGTATCCATGATTTTAGCTTCACCGATGAAATTTGCTTCTCCATCAGGATAAAGGTCTGTTATCATATGTGATACCCGTTCCAGATTAACTACAGGTCCATCTGGATGACCTAGTTCACCAAAAGCACGTTTCTTACCGATGAACTCCGTATTGTATCGTTTAACTTCTTTAGCTAATACAGGATACGGATATACTCGACCATTACGATTCTTTATATCTGCCTGAAGAAAAGTTCCACGAATTTTATAGTCTTTCGCTGTACCTTGTTCTTGTTCAGTTATCAGATACTCAACGTTTTCCATCGTTTCGGATATGAGTTTCATTTATTATTCCTCTTGTGCAGGCTCCTCTACCTCTGTTTCGTCCGTAGACATAAACGGTTCTACAGTTTCTGGCTCTTCTAAATGTTCTATTCCATGTTTCCCAAATATATTTGCCTGTAGTTCTGCCTTTTTTGCCGCAAATCCAGCTTCACGTTTTGTATCCATCACCTGATTAAAACTAGCTTTTGCCGCAACATTATCGCCGCCAGCAATTGCGTTTACAATACCTTGTAACTCTGTATTTGCATCTATCTCTTGTTCAACTTCTGCCATTATAAGTTTCCTCTAATATTTATAAATTCTGTATTTCAATGTCTTTTTCAGCGTAATCGCTGCCAAATTCATCTTCATCACCGCCTTCGCTTTCTTTCTCTGCTTCTATTTGGGCATCTATTTCATTAATCTCTTTATCTGTTTGATGTAAAAGATTTCTGCGAACCCACTCAGCAGAGTAAAACTTACCAATGTAGTCTTGAATTCTATCCAAATGATCAATCCGTTCCCCAAGCACTTCTAAGTCTTTTAACTCAGAGAAATGGTTATCCTCAACAAAGTTATAGTTTATTTGTTCTGCAATTATATCCCAGTCTTCCGGCGTAATAATGCCTTTAAGAATGAGTTGTGTTTTAAGGATATCGTCGAATAAATCAGTAAATCGTTTTCGGAGTTTTTGTACAAATTTTGTGAACTTTACTTCATCTCTGGTAATCTCTGTAGACCTACCGAGGCTAAAGCCAGTTTCAGGCTCCATTCTTGATGTTGGTACATTTAACGATTGGTATAGTTTGCTTTGAAAGTATTTGATGTCTTCCAGCTCTCCCAGATTTTGACCACCTGGTAAAGTTGTAATTTCTGTTCCACGTCCTCCTTCTCGTCGTGGTAACCAGAAGTCTTCCAACATCGACATTTTACTTCTATCATCTCGAACTTCCCCACTATTCGCATCGTAAACTAATTTATTACGATAACGATTCATAATGTCTTTTAGATATTGTTCTGCCTTCTGTTTAGGAAGGTTACCAACATCAATATAGAAGATACGTCTTTCAGGAGCTCTAGAGATTCGATAGATAACTATCGCATCTTCTATCATTCTCAATTGATTTACAGGCTTAATAGCCTTATGCATATGAGAACGAACCTGATTTGAAGTAGGTTCAAAAAGTCCAGAAGTTATATATGCAATAGAATCTGGTGAAATCTTCAAACCTTTCTGGTTTGGAGAATGCCCTGGGAAACCAGGATAGATACCATCTTCATTGTATATAAAATATTCTGTAACCTTTTTGACTAACTGTTGCTCATCAGGCTTTGAACCCTTTGAAACTTCCCTCATTTTCATTATTTGTTTAGGGTCAATGTAGCGTATTTCAGTCACACCTTTTTTAGGGGCAGCTGGGTCTATCATCTTATGATAATAGATTCTGCCGTCGATGTACCATCTTTTAAAAATTTCGTGTGCTTTATTATTCCAATTAAGCATCTTTAGAATTCCATCGAATTCTACATAAATCTTTTTCTTGATGGGTGATGAAAAGTCTACTTGCTCTAACGAAATAGAACAGGAGGGTCTGTCTTGCTGTGCAACAATTGCTTCATTCAGTATATCTTCTATAGCTCTATCACACTCGGGGTGTTCAGCTGCTTGTCGATATTTTTTGACTAGGTCAAAATCATTTTTGACAGCTGCTTCGCCACCAAAATACTGACCAAAAAAGCCTGCGGCCGTCCCTACTTCTAGGGACCCATCATCAGCCGATGGAGCGACAAAGCTTGTTGCCTTGTCGCTCTTCGACCTCTGAATCTTAAATCCAAATATTTCTGCCATAGTAACTATTTATAACGCTGCGAAGCGTCCAATTATTATCCTATGGGGATTGTAACTGTCGCACTAAAAGACGCTGAAGCATTAGAAGCTGAACTTCCGGCTCCAGAAACTGTCATATAGTTAAATCTCAAACTACAACCAAATGTCATAATATCGGCATCTGTTGTATGTGAAAACTCCATTGCGTCAACAGACACTGGCCATACATCATACAAATGCCAACTTCTTAGAGTTTGGTCATTTCGGTCTTTCTGCATAATTGTAGCACTTGCATAATAGTCCGAGGGTGCACCACTACCAGCATTACCTGCACTGACTGCACCAATATCTCCGATGAAGTTCTGCCAAATTTCAAAAGCAGCTCTCATCTTCTGGTTTGTATCACTAATAACGGTAATGGGCCACGCATCATATGTACGGTCACCAGCAACAAATACTTGACGACCACGATATGGTACTGTAACCTCACCTAGCGTTAAAGCAGGAACTGAGGCTCCTTGACATAGAAATCTAAACTCACCTGAATTCAACTCGGCTTGAGCTGCACTAGGTGCGCCTGATATTTGAACCTCAAACTGATTGGCTCGAGCACCACCGTCCTTTAAGGCACCTACAAAATTACTTAAATTTGCCATCTTCTTTTATTCTCCTTAAAAGCTTGTTAGCTCACTACCTCTGAAAATGCAACGCCTGTACGAGTCGCAATGAATGTCAGTGTAATGAAGTTAATAGAACGAGCAGGTTTGATATAGATGTCTGCACGGAACTCATTTGCATCAATTACTTGTCCTGTATTATTGCTACCATCACAAACTACTGTAAAGTCTGTAATGCCTCTACGACCTTGAACATCTCTTAGGAAAGGCTCAACCAAACCTACATACTGGCCTTGAGTAAACTCATCATTAAACTCAAATAGTACTGAGCGAGAAGCCTGTTCGATAGCCGACTCGATGTAGTTAAACAAACGTCGAACATTAATACGACTAAAAGCACTATTCTGTGCCAGTGCAGTCTTATCACCCCAAAGCACTGTGCCTTCACCTGGGAAGGTTGCTACTGGGTTAATACGAGCACGATAAAGAATATCTCTTTGTGCATTTGTTGGGTTGTAAGCAAGACCTACTGAACCACGAATCTGACCACGGGAAATACCAGCGGGCGACCACCATGGGTCATTGGCTAAGTCTGTTGCAGCACAACAACCAGCGATATCACCATTGAGAGGTACCCAACGATATACATCACTGTATCTATCGTACTGTTTCTTATAACCACTATCAAATACTGCATACGATGTACTAGCTAATCCATCAAAATAAGATTTGACGTTATTTGTCTGAGTATTAGAGATTGAAATATTTACAACGTCTGAACTTTCTGGCGAGATAAAGACCATAATGTCTTTTCTCTTCTCAGCAATATCAATAAGATTCGTTGCATGAGTTGAGTCACCAGGACCTGCGATTAACAGGTTAACATCCACTGTATCGTCATCTAGGTAATCATATGCCGCTTTCTTTTCACCATTTGTTGGTGAATAGTCATCTGTACCACCAGACAATGAAGCTTCAACAGAGAGATTGCTATTTGTAAATGTTATACCAGCTGCATTTGAACCCCAGTTGGTGCCAGCAGAGTTATGGTCCATCCAATAGATATACTCAGAACCGTTATAAATCTTATCAACATAATAGTTTGTATCACCACTATCTGTTTTTGCATCAGCTGCCTTTGAAACAGAATCCCATACCTCTAAAATAGTATTAGCTGTTCCAGAAATACCACCATCTTCATCTGTAACTACAATGTGCATCTCATCTTCAACGCCACTAACATTAGATACAAATGTAGATGTACCAGGTCCTTTTGCAAACTGATCATACCAGCGCCATCGGCGTGTAACGTAAGAGTCATCAGCAACAGCAGCTGCCAGACCCTTTGTTGAAAACACATTATGTTGTTTAATAGTTAGTGTGTTTGTACCTGTGTTTACTGCCGTAACAAGATACTCTACACCTTCATGACCTGTAAGGGGTGTTGCACCAGCAGCGTCAGAAGTAAAAGTAATAATATCATTTGCAACGATAGCGTAGTTATTTTCATCAACATTATCCATAACGACAGCTGTAACATCTACTGCTAAAGCACCATTGACTCGATTGTTTGCAGCCAGCTTTTGCTCATAGACAGTAAGACTTGGGCATACCCAAACTTTAAGGTTATTGCCGTGTGTGCCAGCTGTCCGAGCAAGCCAATCGCCAGAACTGCCCTGACCGGAAGCATAGTTTTCAATCCAGTCACTAGAATTCTTTACAAGCAAGCCTGTACCACCAGAGGCCGCATTTAAATGTCCAGTTGTCATACGAACAACTTTCAATGTATTTGCATATCTTAGAAAAGAAGATGCCGCAAACCAATTTTCATAGTTACTTCCATTTGGTTTACCAAACGTATTTACTAAATCAGTTTCATTTGAAATAGTAACAACTTCTTGAGATGGACCTTTAGCTGCATTGAGGCCGATGCCACCAATACTAGACGAGGTCCCCACAACAGTATTCGTTAAGTCTTTCTCTTTAACCTGAATACCCGGCGAAATTAAATCTGCCATTTTTATTTTCTCCTATTAAAATTATATCGGGACAAAATCACAATTGTTTCTTTAATGTATTTATAAAAAACGCAATTTCGTGTGAAACACACAATGTTGTGGGTTGAGGTAAACACACAAAGGTGTATAAATACAAGATGAGAGATAACAATAGACATATTCTATTACTAAAGACTTTTGAAGGTAAGTCTTGTACAATTTGTGGAGATGCAGAAATACATCATCTCGTACATTACCCCCACCACAAAAAAATAAAAAGTTTAGTATTAAGAAATGGTAAGAAAACAAAAGCTCTTGCAGAAGCAATACAACTAATAGAGAGGTGTACTCCTATTTGTGTATTATGTCTGAAAGATAGATACTATTCTACATTGATGAAAGAAGAACCAGACCCACGTTGGTCTCACCAAAATTTTGGTTGAGGTGTAGGAGTCCAATAGTCTCCATCTGCATCAGTAAAGGGTTGTACTTCTTCTCCATAATGTACGCCATCATCAACAAAACCAAATGGTGACATATCTTCTTCAATCATTTTCTGTTGGCTTTGATATAGTCGTTTACGAATATCATCAGAAGTCAATTCTTTAAAAAAGCTTTGGTTGGTTAACCAAGCATATAAAACTAAACACATAACTAAATCATCTGTTGAACCATCTTCTGCTTCAAATGATATACCTTTAGCTACAAAATTAGATAACTCTACAATGATATCAAAATCTGGTATGATAAGTTTATCACCCTCTATCATTTGTTTTAAGTTAGAACAACCAATCTTCTTTACTGCCTTTGTAGTTCTAACACCTAAGTCAGTTGCCTTATCACCAAAACCACTACCCACAACCTGACCTAAACGACCTCGCATTTGAGTCATTATAATATTTTCGTATTCTAAGTCATATTGCAATGCATCAGCTATCTGTCCACCTATGTCATTTATCTCTACTAATACATGGGCTTTATTATATGCCTCTGCAACTTGATATATTACTTCTGGAAAAGAGAAAGGTTTAATTTCATTATTTCGATATTTGGCTACTAACCTATAAGGTATCTCAGTAATATCTATTACAGTAAATGCAGAATAATCTCTACTACCTCCACGAGCAACATCTACAGTAATACAATATTGTCTATTTTCTTCAGGTCTATTATAAACATCTAGACCCCCATTAGACTCTATAGGTTCCCTTGTAGGTATCGTTTGTAATTTTGTTGCACTAATTAAAGTATCTATAGAACCCAGAAATGAACATTCAAACTCTTGTAGAAACTGTTGTTCTGAAGTATTCTTTATAGTTTGTTCTCGCCACTTCTCATCTCTTCCTGGAACTTCTGACCAATGAACTTCTATAGGCACAAACTCATTTCGTTTATTCTCAGCATCTTGCCACAACTTATAAAACATATTCATACCGTGTGGTGTAGATACTATCATTACTTTAGACGTTTGACCTGCTGTAATAGTCGGGTATACAGAACTAAAAAACTGTTCTGCAATGTGTGAAGGAACGAAAGCAAACTCATCAAGGAAGATAAGATTATATGAACCACCACGAACGGCTGACGCAGAAGTAGAACTAGCAAGAATCTTTGAACCGTTTTCCAGTTCGAGCGAACCTTTGTTCCAGTTGACGACTCCTTGTTGCATCCATTCGGGTAAGTGTTCATAGGCTAATTGAAACCTCCCTAATAAATCTCTGGCAGTTTGTGCCTTGTTTGCTAGTATCGCAACATTTACTGTTTCATTGTATATAAGATAATGTACTAGATATGCAAGAAGAACAGTAGATTTTCCAGACTGTCTAGGTAGCTTACAAATAGTAAACCTATTATTATGAAATGTACCTATCATCTCTTTCTGGAACGGATACAACTTGAATGGCACTAACCCTTCATCAATACTCACCACTTTTACATAGTTTTCTATAAAGTAAATAGGATTTTTACCACACTTGACAAATTCCTTTAACTGGGCTTCAGTAAAAGCAATCTCTTGTCCAGAAGATTTTAGGTTGGGGTTACCCTTATAACTTGTCGATATCGCTGGCATTAGCTTTTATCATCTTTTGTAGTTCGTGAGTTGAACCTACAAACAATGCATTAGTAACACTTCTTGGCCCATGGTCTGGAACTTCTTTCAATTTTTTCATTTTCTCTTGTAAGTCTGCAAGTCTTTCTGTGACTTCTGATACAGTCTTAATGAGTTGTCCAGCCACTTCAAAGGCTCTAGGGTGGTCTGATTCTTTAGCCACCTCAAGTATGCCGTCAATAGCATCTGAGCCCTTCTCTATTAAGTTGTAGAAGTTTTCCCGACTATAGTTGTAGTCTATGTCTACTTCCGCAGTACTGCCGTTAGGCTCCCTTACAGCGACAGGTTTGGGTTCAATAATTTCTGCAACCACATTGCCCGTGCCACCAGTTATCCCCAATAATTCATTCACTTTTATATCGAGGTTAGCTTTTCCCATCATGTCCATTCCGATAGGCTTTCATTGAAACCAAAGTTATCATCATCAGTAGCGCCAGCTGTATCGACTCCCGTTGCCGTGTACTGTCGTACTCTACTTGGTGTCTTTTCTGGCATCTCTGCATATTGGTTCGCTTCTACTTTCCTAATAATCTCTGATGTAACAACAGGACCGTACATATAAGTTTTAGCTGTAAATGCAAACGTATATATGATAGAACGTCTAGTTTGAAAATCTCCATCATACACATCTTCGTAACCTGTACTGTTTAAAACTATTGGAATATCTCTAATAACATCCATAGCCGGTACTGCTTGAAGAGTAATAGTATATTCTGGTTGAAAATACGGTAATATCTGTTCAACTATCTGTACACCATCGTCACTATTCTTTGCCATAATGAAGAGTTCAAAGCCTACATTATATGGTACTGGACTAAACTGTACGTCCATAGTAGTACCTTTAGTACCTTTGACTTTCTTCAGTTTGTTTATTTTGTTTAATTTTCTGTCTGCATCATATTCTATTGCTGACATTTCAAAACCTATACGTGGCAAAGTTACTGCAATCTTTTTATCTGCGCCTGCATCTTCTCTTAAACGTACAAGAAACTTTTGCTTTGGTCCATAAGCCAAAGGAACCTTCATAGACTGTTGCACTGTTCCAGATGCATCAACCCTTGTGATGTGTATATCATTAAATAGACTACCAAAAGCTATGATAGTCTTTCTTAGTATTTCGTGGTAATAAGTTCTACCGAACATTAGTCATATCCTCCTCTAGGCTCTCCAAATGGATTGCCTTCACTAAAATCTAATATCGAATCTGCGCTGTCCTGGAAGAAAACGTTGTTTGCATTTTCATCTATATCGTCTATTACATAAGACTCACTAATGAGGTAGTCTCCATATTCTGTTATTAAACTGTTGCCCACTGAACCGGAATCTGTTTCTGACAGTAAGTTATCACCAGCAGTTTCTTCTAGTAACAAGTCTCCATCTTCAAGGGCCATATTTTCATTATAGTCTGCTTCTGTTTCTAACGTCATTTGATAGAACAAGGCATCCAAAGAAGCCTCATCTTCAACTGCGTCTATTGCGGCTATATCTGTATCAATCTCTTCGCCAGAGTATTCAAATAAGTGACAAGACATCTTATATACAGGTAAATTATCTACCTGATAAAATGGGTCGTCGTGGTCTACAAAGTTTATTTCAAATAACTTTTTAATTCTAGGGAAATATATTAAGTCTCCCTCATTTGGTCGAGTATTAATTATTAGATTGTTATCTACAGATACTGTTTCTAACCAACGTCTACGAGAAACTATAAAAGTAGCTTCATCTCTTATCTCTAAACCAAACTTGGCTATCAATTCTTTCTCACCACCATAACCTTCAATATCTTCCATATACATTTCAATTGCATATGCATCATCAAATGTAGACAACACATCTTCGCCTAATATTTTATCTTCTTTAACTAAAGTTCTAGGAAGGTAATAGACTTCGTGTCCAAAAACCTTTAATTGTTCTATAATTAAATCT